GTTTTTTTTGTGCGTCAAAATCTTTTTTCAATTTATCATATAGACTTTTCAAACTTTCGTGATCTTTTTGTAGTGCTATATATTTTAAAGATAAATCTCTATGCTTTTCGGTGTCTTTACTATAAGAAATTTGCATTTCATTAAATTGCTTTTGCATCGTCTTATAATTGTCCTTTACCTCTGTAAGTTCATTCATAACCTCGCTCATTCTTACCTTATAATCTTCTAGGAATTTATTGTAAACTTCCTGCATTGCCGAAACCGCATCGGCATTACCTTTTTTTATTTCAGATTCCCCTTTTTTTAGTTCTTGTGCTTTGGCTTGTTTGCCTCCAAAAATCCAAGCAATCGGAGTAGTAATTGCTCCTAGTAATAACATCCAATTATTTACGACCCATTCCATAACTATAAAAAATAAAAAAAACTTACTAATATTCCCAAAACTAAAAAGAACTCACTAAACCATAAATCCTTATAGCTTTCAAACATTTCAAGTTCGCCTATCAATCGACCTCGCTTTTGCCAAAATTCAAAGGTTAATAAAGACAAATATCCTAGAAAACTAGGCACAAATATCTTAAATGCTATTTCGGTTGCAATGTAAGTATCGTGAATTGTATCTTTTAATACCAAAAATAAAAAGCAACCAGCTACAAAAGCTATCGGTGCGTGTAAGTGCCATCTATTGACTAATATTTTATTCCAACTTTTACAGTCTTGTAATATTGATTTTAATATTTCCATTTTTATTGCGTTAATAAGGTTTGCAAAATGTCTGTTTTTTCTTGTTCGGTCATTGCTTCAACTTGCTTAGTAAGCAAATCAATTACAATCTCGTTGGCTATTGGTAGCGTAGGTTCTTCCAATAGTTCAGATTCTTGCTCAAAAGCAATAGTTTCGTAATCAACTCCCTCTGGAATATCAGTTAGCGTTAAAGTTTCAACGCTCATTTGTCCTATTGTGTATCTGTATTTTATCATTATCTTGGATTTGTAAAGATTTCTTCGTACATAAAATAATCTGTTTGCATCGCTCTTGTTGTTATTCCAATAGTTTTGACAATTAAATTATTTACACTCATACCAGTACTTATAGCTGGAATGTTTGTAGTTAAAGTAGTTATTAAATTGCCATCAATATAAAATGATGCTTGTGTTCCCGCTGCGTTTATATCTATTCTTAATTTATACCAAGTCCCAGCAACTACTGGAACAGATGAAATAAAAGATGTTCTTGTTGAACTATTTATTGTATAGATTCTCCAATTTGGAGAACCAACACCTGTAAAATTTATTGCGCCACCCTCATCATAGGCAAAGAAAATACCATTTGCAAAATTATTAAAATTTGCTCCACTAGTATAACCAAAAACTGTGTGAAACCTATCTGTAACAGTTGATAGCGTTTCAATATTTACATAAGTTTCTAAAATTATTGCTCCAGTTCCACGAAATAAAGAATTAGCACCATAATTGAATCCAGCATAACCGCTTAAAGTTGTTCCAGTTTGCGCTCTAACTACACCTTGTTGATTTGTTCTATTTGTTATTGTAGCCGTTGTAACACAACTTGCTCCAGCACCAGCTACGTTTGTGGTAACTCCACCAAAGCTAGTACCCACACTACCACCTTGATTACCCATAAATTCCTCAAAGAAATAAATCCCTTTGGTTCGGTTAAAATCTTTGAGTATATCAATAAGGTTTTTATTTTGCCACAATTCAGTAGCAGATGTGTACGCTAGTAATTGGTTATTTAAAGGCGTTACTATTTGACAATCGTGTATTTCTTCTAATTCTGGACCGTTTTGGATTTGTACCTCGATTTGCCCTTGTGTTGGGTGTGAACGTGTAACTTTACCTACATAAACTAAATGCGTTGGAGCTAAAACTCTTGTATCTGTAAATGCACCCGCAACCGTTCCGCTTAAATAAAGTTGCGCTCCCTCTGCAAATGATGAAGTGTTAACTCCGCTTAAATCTCCAATGATAACGCAGTTTCCCAAGCCATTGTTTAAAATGTCTGATTGCAATAATCCAAATGTTCTAGCACTTAAAGCATCGGTTGTAGCTAATGCTTTTGAAACTAAAGCCTTATTTCCATTTGCTCCCGAAATGTAAACAACCGTTCCTTTCGTTAAGGTTGCTCCCGTCATATTTTTAACCTCACGTACTAAAGTTGATGCTTCTCCAGCAACTGGTATATCTAAAGCGGTAATAAAAGGATTTACACCATCTACTCCATCGTTTGTTAATTGGCTTGTTGTTGTAGGAATATCAGAAGTTAAAGCTAGTGTGCCAGTTGCATCAGGCAATAAAAACTCTCTATTATTTGTTAAATTTAGAGCTTGTATAGCTGCTGAAAATCCTGACCTAAACAATCCTAATGTTGAATCTTGCAACGTAAATAATATAGTACCATCTAATCTTCTAATGCTTATTCCTCCATCTTCTCCTAAAATTTTTAAATATTCATCTGCTGTCGCATCAAATAGTTGAAAACTATCTAAACTCTTAATGGAATTTGTAGTACTATTACCCTCGTCTGTTACTTCTTGAAGTGTAGGAATACCAGCAACGCTATAAATTTCCCAAACTGCTGCTCCCTCTGTTGCATCTGTACAAATATAAGTAGTGCCATTGTCTAAAGTCCAAAATGAACCAACTTTAAAGCGCAAAGTAACGTCAAAAGTTTCATCGGGAACTAAATCAAAGCCATTACTTGAATTTCTTATAAATCCTGATTGGTCAAATACGTGTCGAAATCCATTTTGCCACATATCTTCGTATTGATTTGAGCAAATTCTAGAAATTCCGCCATTACCGCCAAAGTTATAAGTGCCTTTTTGAAGTGAGGAAGTATTCTCTAATTGAACTGCATCGGCGTTATTGATAACAATATTTTCCCCGCCCGTTATATTACCTAATGCTAGTGTTTGCGCTAGTGTTTGTGAACCTGCACCGCTTGTTCTTGTTACATTAACCTCAATAATATTAGGGTTAACCGTAATATCAACTGAATCAATCGTTTCGTTAATCGTTATATCTACTGCCATTATCTAGAAATATCGTCGTTAATAATAAACAATCCACTAATCCACGTTACAACCGTATCATCCGCTAAAGTAATCTGAATATCATATTGGTAAGTACACGCAGGAATATTGATAATTTGCTCGTCAATTTGAAAATCGCCACCCTCCGCATCTGTTATTGTTAAATCGGGAGTTAATGCAATAACGCCTCCAGGTTCTTTTCTTAACTGCATCAAAATTACTGCTCCCGTTAAGTCTAGATCAACATTATTTACTTTTATGTTTATCGGTGTTGCGTAAAATGTATCCCCTCGTTTGTGCGTGAAATTTACTGTTTTCATTTGATAAATACTTTTGTAGTTTTTTTATATTGTCCTCTGTTCTTTTGTCTACTTTTCTCATTTTAATAGTAGTTATTATTCGGATCTAAAAAGTACCATCTATTTAAAATACTACTTTTATTGTAAACTGGAGGCACGATTTGACTGTCTGCGCTTAAATATTCAGGCAATTCGTTTAGCATTAACCAACGCTCTAAACGTCCCTGATACATTTCGGCTTTTAATCTTTGGTTATTTACAAGATAATCAACTTCAGTTTTATCAACTGCCGCGGTGTTTTCGGGTTGAGTTTTATAAATCCCATTATTAGTGATCTTGTAAGCACCCACCAAAAGGTATTCAACCGCGCTCTGATGAATCAAAAAAGGTTTTATATAATCATCAAACAAAGTCAAATATAAACCGCTTAAATCATCGTTTCCGAAGTCAACATCTATTTTATTGAATAGCGTTTCACCTAGAATTTCCTCAAGTCTTGTTCGTTGTGCATCTGCTATGCAAGGAATATATAAATCTATATCAATATTGCCGCCTAATAAGGTGTTTTTTGTCAATTCGTTTTCTCTTAACCAAATATTCATAATACTTTTTTTTATGGTTTACATATCGTGAGGAGCGATATATGCTTTTGATTCACTTGGTTTTAATGCTGGTAAAATTTCGCCCTCTTTTCTCGCCTTTGCAGGTGTAATTATTTCCGCAAGAGGATTGTTTACATCCGCTCTTAATCTGTACGTTTCACGTACCCAAAAATGTTTGCAAGTTCCAAAAGGGAAAGCCTCTGAAAGCAATCCGCCGCCTTTCCATAAAAATATATCGTAAGGCTTATTTGGGTTTGGTCGCATTCCGAATCCTGGATTAACATTTCTTTGGCTCATCATTTCAATATCCTCTCTCCTATACAATTTATTTGCGCTCATCATTGCTTTGCAAAATTCACGTTCCGGGTTTGGATTTCCGCTGTATCTATATCGGCTTTTAAATAAAACGCCATCTTGGTTACTTATTGCATTTGGTCTTGCAGTTCCAGTCTTTACATCTGCCAAAGCCACATTCATTAATTTTATAGTTGTAGCGTTTAACCTTTCAAGCTCGGCATCTCGTTCCTCTTCTTTGTCGTAGTCTACTGGATCGGCACTAATCAACTCCCACTCGTTCAAATCGATTTCCTCTCCTAAGTCTGAAAAGTCTTGTGATGAAAGTTGTGTAACTGCTGCGGTTTGTTGAGTAAATAAAGCCTGTGCCACGCTTGCAGGAATGTTTAAGAATTGAACCAAGAAAACAATCGCTTGTTCCGTTGTCAAAATACCCTCTTTTACCTTTGCAAAAATATCAATCGCACTAGCAATCTGCGCACCGTTGTAAGAAATTTGCGCATCTGAACTAGCTTTGTCGGTTTGGTCTAAAACATTTGCAGCAACCTGCTCACTTCTTAAACTTTCAAATTGTAAATCCAAACTAATACCATTTGCCTTTAATATTTCCATCAAGCCATCCAAAATAATTTCTTGTTTTGGCGTTATAACGTTAATCATCAACTCAGCAAATCCAACCTTAATTTCCTCAGCATTTGAACTGAATCCGCTTGCTTCTTTTATACCAACTAACATCGGCGAAGTAAGTTTGTGAGCGGTGCAAAGTTGTTGCCTTGCTTCCGCGCTTAGATACTCATATTGTTTATGCGCTTCGCTAACATCCAACGCTGTAATTGTGATCTCACTTTCTTTATTATCGTTCCAATTTAAAAAGAAATTCCCTGCTTTATTTGATCCCGTTAAATTCTCACGAATTCTCCGAGTAGTTTCCATTATTTCAATCTCACTGGCTTGAACTCCAGCATTCATATTTATAATGTAGCCAAATGAAAGTCCGTTTTGGATGTGCTTAATGCAGTAGTTTTGGAACTCCTCTTCAAACTTTGCCCAAGACAATCCCGAAACGTAACTCGGATTCGAGTAGTAAAATTGTCCTACTTGGTAATCTCTAATAATATAAATTTCTGACCGCTCTCCGCCACCGCTTCCAAATCCAAACGCATCATATCTTTCGGGCTTGTATTTTTGAACATTTGAAAAATCGTAACTATACCAATATCCCGTAATATCGCCATCCTCGTTTGCTACTTCCGGAGCAACTCGCTCCTTTGCTATGTGGTAAACTTTTCGTACTTCATTATTCAAGTATTTCACTTCAACCGAAGCCTCGCCAAACATTTCAAAATCTTTGCAAATTTTTCTTAACTCCTTTTTGTCAAAGATGGTATTTAATGCACTCCACTCTTTTGGCTTGGTTAATTTATCGTTGGAATCGATGCCTTTTCCGTAAATGAAATTGGCGTAACTATCAATTATTGCCGAGTTGGTTGTTGATCCGTTGTAAGCGTCTATAATCGTCTTATAAAACTCGTTATTTCTGCCATTTAATACCCACTTTTTACCCTGAACTTCCTTAATTTCTGGTCGAATGTAGTTGCTTAATTGCAAATCGAATACTCTTTGTTGTGGTTTATTAGCCATTTTTATACTTTTAAAATCCCGTTGTTCATTTCGTAGTTTTCAAGGTCTGTTTGAGCCGTAACATAAGCCTTGCCTCTGTACGTAATTGCATCATTTTCAAGTATTGTACACTCAAAACTCTGCCCCTCGATGGTTTGAAAATCCGAAAATGTGATTATTAATTGAAAATTTTGGTAAAAAACATTATCATACTCAATCGCATAAGTAATATTTTTCAGTTCATCACGTAAATTAAAGACAATATTCCCATAATTATAGTAAGATGGAATACATCGGAACGTGTGATTTGTTGCTACATTAAATACTATCATATTTATAAGACTAAAATATATCGATTTGTAACAAAAAACCCATCAATTAAGATGGGTTTAAGTAGTAGGTTAAGGTAAAATTTAAGAAACTACGTCCTCAGATACCAAAGTTAACAATTCTGTTTTTGTAGTGTTATCCAAAAATGGAGATAATGAACCCTCCTCCGCAGCTACTGTCAAAGTGTAACCTGATAAATCTCCACCCGCTGCTCCTGTTACTTTTGTACAGTTGCTCATCGTTCCATTGGTCAATCCAACTAAGTGAATGTTACCGTTATAATCTTCAACAAATACAAAAGGTCTGCCTTGACAAATCAACTGTACTTGCGCTTGTAAATCTGCTGCCAATTTTGGAAGCGTAACCGCCAAAGATTGAGCAACTAAATAAGTTCCGTTATCTTCTGAACTTGTGCCAGTTTCTGTTAGTGCGTTAGTAGTTGCTTTTACTTCGTATTTAAAAACTTCGGTTAAAGTTCCCAAATCTGTAACCGCTTGCGCTGCTACTACGAATCCGTAATTATCGTAATTAGCAAAGTAAAGGTTTTTAATACCACCCCTTTGATTCTTACAATTATTCAAAAGCCTCCCCGCTGTTATAGGACAATATGCCATAATATTTTAATTTAAAATAAGGGCGGAAACTAATCCGCCCTAGTTACTTCTTATCCTCCGTAAAGTACTCCTTTTGTAGCTTGACCTACATTCGCTGCCAATGTGTAGATTGATCTTACAAATTGAACATCGCCATCGTTAACCAATTTACCAACTTCAAATCTGTTTACGTCATCAAGTAAATCTGTATTCCAAGATACTGCCGCTTTTCTTTGAGCGTAAGCCATTAAAGCATTTGGTGCAGGTACGAATAATAATTCGATTCCGTTGTAGAATACTTGAGAATTATTGAAGTTATCTCCAGTGATTACAAAGTTGATTTGTTGAGCAGCACCTACTGCATTGTTAGCGTTGTAGCATAATTGCTTCCAAGAACGTGGGCAGTAAATAACTGTTGGGCTAACTGTATCAAGTAAGTTTTCCGCTGGTATTGCAGCAAAGATTTTACCAACTTCCGTAGCGATGTTTGCAGACGTTACAGTTGTTCCGATTACTTTGATATAACCTCCCAATGCAGCGTTATCGTAAAGTGCTTTTGCGAAAACTCCATCAACAAGTCCCGGAGTTAATGCAGCAACCGCAGTTTTTGTAGCAGCAGTAATCGAACCTTGTGCGTTATTAGCAGTTAAGGCAGCGATAGCCGTTTGCGTTGCAGCAGTCATTCCACCCCAGAAAATATTTTCTGCATCTTGTGAAACGTTTGGCCCAACCATAGCTAAAACAGTTGAAGCGAACTCGCTTGACTCAATGTTAAACGCTCCCGGATTCATTGAACGATTAAAACGAGATGAACGCAAAGCCTCTTGTAAGAATGTTTGCTTGTACTCTAGTTTTGTAGGTGTGATTGTGCGGTCTGTGATATTGATTGATCCGCTTGAACTCAAAGCACTACCTGTATAAAGTTGTGCTGTTACGTCAACTCCAGCCTCTGTAAAGATTGTACCTGCTTTGATGTTGTCGTTAAATGTTACGTACCCATCGCTAATGGTTTTATTTGCGAATAATACTTCTTCTAAGATTGGTTCTACTGCAACCCCTCTAATGTCTACTGGTGTATAGCTTATTGCCATTTTTTTTAGTTTTTAGTTGTTATTTTAATTGTTTTTTGATTTCTCTGTGTCTCTCCAAAGCTGTCATTGCCTCGAAAGGTTTTGAGTCTTTAACCTCTGGTTTTGCTTTTGTACTTGCGCTAAGTTGGATCTCTTTAGCTTCTGAAATTTCGGCTTTTAATTCAACTTTCAAGTCATTCATTTGTTTAGCCACTTCGCTAGACAAATTCATTACGATTGATTTGATTAACGCTTCAAATTTTGCATCGTTAGTCATTTCAACTTCTACTTCAACTTTCGTTTCTGCTGGTTTGATTTCAGCGATAATTCCCGCTTCTGTAATTATCAAGACGTTGCCATCTTCTAATTCGTGTTCGCCAACTGGTGCAGGAGTAGTTGTGCCATCTTCGGCTACAATAACAACCTCTTGACCAGCTTCAAAACTTGCCGCTTCTAAAACTGTAACGCCATCGCTAAGTCTCATTTGTGCTAGTTTTACATCCACCACTTCGGGTGCTGGGTTATCGCTCGATAATTTTATCGATGCAAACCCCTCTTTAATTGCATTTGCAATCGCTTCTAGATTCATATAGTTAGTATTTAAATTAATTTTCTCTAATCCGAATTTTGTACCATCAATAGAAAAGCCTTTTACCTTTCCCGTTTTGATATAATCGTTCCAAACCTCGTCGTTATTTATTTTCTGCATTCCGTATAATGTGCCAATCGGGTGCTTAAATCCGTATAGTACTGACTTATCGTGTACTTCATCCTCTTTTATCCAAGTTTCCGTAAAGGTTACATCTTCAATTAATTTCCCATCGTGTTCGATAGTTGAATTATTTTGAAATCCATTTTTTATGAACTTTTCGTGGATTTCTGCAATCGTTTCCGCCTCAAACATAATGTTAAACGGTTCGCCTCCATCGGGATCGTTTCTCATTATTAGCTGGTTTGGTATAAGTACCGGCCCAACTACAATCCTTTTCTCCTCATTTGCCGTTGCCAGTTGTATATCTGTTTGCTCTGCCTTAAGTGAAATAAATAACTCTTTTGTGGCTGGATCATCCACTAACGAAATTGCGTAAATTCCGCTTTCATCATTTTCGTTTAATATAACTTTATACGTTTGCATACTCTTTTAACTAAATTTAATTTGTTTGTTATAAACTTTTATCCTAGTGAGGCGTTTTTAATGATGTTGCGATCTAGTGATTGCCCCGTTGTAACGTCGCTAGGAACTACGTATGCTTTAACTGGTGTTTGCTCATTCGTTGCCATAATTCCAGCTAATTGATTAACTCCGCTATTACCTACTACGTTGAATTGTGGTGCGCTTCCTGCTGCTGCTCCGCCTCCTGCGCTACCTCCTGCCATCGAAGGTGCTGCACCGCCTCCAGCACCGCCTCCGCCTCCACTTAATAACGCTCTTGCTCTGGCTAAATTTGCCAAAATAGTAGCCGCTCCACTTGCGTAAAATGCTATTTTAGTTGATAGGTAAACTGCTGGAGCTGCTGGACCTGCAACCGAAGCCGCACCCGCTGCGCTTGATTCAGTTCCTTGCATCATTTTTGAGAATGCAATAGCACTATCCGCACCAATTTGAACGAGTGCAAGTGCTTTCATTGCCGCTTGCCCCGCCTTTCCTCTTGCTAATCCGTTGGCTTGAATTTGCTCCAATAATTTTTCCCCGCTTTGAGCGATATTTGCAATCGCGTTAGTAGTTAATTGAAATTGCTCTATTCTTCTTTGGCGTGCCTCCTCTGCTCTTTCATTTCTTGCGGTTTCACTATCATAAATTATTTGCGCGGTTTGTAATTGAAATTGTTGCTCTGCTGCAATTTGATCCTCTTTAAACTTTGCGTCTTTTTCTCGCTTTGCTTGGTTTGCAGCGTCTAAATTTTCTAACGATGTAACGTCAAAGTCGCCTTGTATTTTGTCATTTTCTTCATTAAACTCCTTATTGAGTTTTTTTATTTTTTCCTTTTTTTCAGTTTCTGTAAGTTCTTCTTTTTTGGCTGCTGCCGCTGCTTTTTTTGCCGCTTCAATTCTTTTCTTTTCTTTTTCATCCTCACGCTCTTTATCCGCTGCCGCTAATTCTCTATTCAATCTTTTTGCTAACTCAACTCGATCCTTTTCAGAATTGCCCTCATCTTTTAAAGCTTCTAAATATTTGTTTTTGGCTTCAATTTTCTTTTTAGTAAATTCATCTAATTGATCGCCCTGCTGCTCTAAATATTTTTTATTTAATGCAAGTGATTTGTCGGCTGCCTCACGCATTTTATCCAACGCTCTTGAAGCATCTGAAGTAGCACCGACAAAATCCGTAACAGTATTGAAAATAGTACCGAAAAAATCCCCTACGCTTTTAAGTCCAGGCAAAAAATTTAAAACCGCCTCTTTTACTTTGTCAAAGTTTTGGTATAATGCAACCAATCCAACTACAAGCGCACCGATTCCCGTTCCTATAATTGCCAATCTTAGCAACTTCATTCCCGTTGTTGCTGCGCTTGTTGCCGCTGTTGCCGCTACTGTTGCAGTTGATTGCGCTGCTGTTGCAATTACATCCTCTTTTTTTAATGCAATCGATCCAGTTTGAATAAAATTATTTGCAACTTGAACTATATTTAGCGATTTAATTACTGCTCCTAATTGCTTAAAACTATCTACGCTCTCTCCTATCTGTTGAAGTCCCGCACTCAAAGCCATTGCGCTTTGAACTTTTAAAAGTGTCTTTTCAACTTCCGCAGATTCAGCACCAAATAAAGCCATTCCGCCCTGCACCGCAGCGAACCCACCTGCAACTCCAGCAAGTGAACTGCTCAAAGCCTTAAATTTAGCATCGGGATTAAATGCATCTGTTAACGCTTTCGCATCCCCGATTTGGTCTTTTAATTCTCCGGCTCTTTTTGCCGCTTGAATAGCCTCTTGACTTGTCGCTCCGAATTTACTTGACAATTCAGCTACCTCCGCTTGCGCTGCTCTTAATTGTGAGCGTAATGATCCAACCGCCTCGTCTGCGTTGCCTTGTATTTTTATATCAATTACTTTCTCTATTGCCATCTCGATAATTTTTTAAATAATTCCCAATTATTTGTATATTGATATTTTCCCTTTGCAATTTCGATTGTCTCGTTGCCTTTGTAGTCCTCTGCTATTTGTAGCATCTCTAAGATTTGATTAAGCATTTTGAAATACTGGTATTTGAATTGTTGTTGAAACTACTCCTTTAAAATATTCTATTAATATACTGTCTGATCTGTCTAATCCCGTTGTGTTTGCTGGAACTGAAACGTTTAGTAAGCCATCTTTAAATTGATTTCCACCGCTTGAATAAGTTCCTGCTAAAAATCCAGCTGCAACTTTTGAACGCCATAAATCATAATCATTTAAGAAAACTTGTACTTCCACTTCTTGCGCTTTATTGTCCAAAGCAATAGCTACTATATTTGTGCTTCTTAACGGTGTTTCTTCGGCAACTAATTGTCTAAAATCACTTAATAATTCAAAAGTCGTTTCTTTGGTTACTAAATCAACTGTCATCGTGTTAATGGTGTACCTTTTATTTTTGTAAATAATCCTATCATATAATTGAATACTATTTACAATTAAAGTATTTAGCATCGCTTTTACAGTTACTTTTCGAGTTCTAATATTGTAAAGATTTTCTACATATTTTGAATAGTACGTACTATATAAACCTTTTGGAGGTGCTAAACTAGTATCTACAACTCCAAATTCATCGCTAAAATTTAAAGAATATAAATATGCTTGGTCACTTGCACCTATTGATATTTCATTTGTAAATCTTCTGTAAAATGTTTGATTAAAAGATGAACCTCCAAAAGTGTATTTAATTGGTGTAGTCACGTTATCTACTGTTAATGCAGGTCGGCTATTTAAGTACATTAAAACTGGCTTTGGCGTATATGCTTGTTGGTCTTTATTCCATAGCGTAGCAGTTACAAAATTAGTTACAGTTGTCCCAGTTGTTATTGGTGGAATATAACGCTCATACATAATATCCTCGAATGGGAGTTTAACTTCATAAACCTCCGTACTTGCTATATTTTCATTTGTATAATCCAAATCGCCATACTCACGATTAAACAAGCCACGAAAAGAATTATTAATTATATTCTCTGACTTTTCAAATAAAAATTTAATTGATTTGAATATTTTAGGTTTTGCAATTTGCTCGTCGTCTGTCTTGCAGTATTTTGTAATGTCTAGAACTCTACCTCTTTCAAAATATACGTCCATTGTTACAAATTCAAAAGTAGTTTCATTAATTGGAACAATCATAAGATTGTGCGCTTTCATAATTCCTATTAAAAACGATTCGACCGTCATATCAGGAACGTAATTTTGAACGTTTAATAGTGTGGATGTTGTTTGAGAAGCTCCATAACCGTACCTATCGACTGCGAAAAACGGCGATATTCCAACATTTCTTCTATACTCAATTTGTGAATTAAAAGTCATAGGTAATTCTGACCTAACAAAAAAAGTAAACCTATGGAAAGGGTATTCTCCATTTATTTTAGGTTCGTCCCATCTATAACGAGCAAAATAACACGCTTCTAAATAACCAAGATGATTTTCTATGCTTAAAAATAAAACGCCATTATCGTAAATATCAACAGTATATGGTATTGAATCATCAGTAGGATCAATATCAATCCAGCTTTCAATTCTAGTATTACTTAAAACATCACTTTGTGGCAAATCATTAAATCTGAAAATTAATTCATCAGTTGTTAAGTTTAAATAACCTTTTGTAAGATTACTGAAATCTGCATCTTTTGAAGTAAAATTAATTTTTAAAGCTTCTGTTTTCACAGTAAACTTTTCAGCGTTTTTTAAATATAACCACAGTTTTTTAAATACTATACTTTCTAAAAATACACCAGTAAAAGTAAGATTGTAGGCAGTTTGTATATACTCAAATATTTTATAAACTGGAATAGCAGGGAATAACTCCCTTGCATCAATAGCGCCGCTTGTTGTTGTTATATCTGAACCGCTACCAGTTCCGCACTCATAACGTCTATTACTTCCAATTAAAGGCAAAGCAAGATTAAGACCGAGTCCAGTTCCAGATGATAAAATAGTACTTACATTTGATTGATTATAATCAAAATTTAATTCATTATAACAACTTACTCCATTTTCATCTCGTAAACTATTTAATTTATCTTCTTTGAACCTATCTTTTATTTGAGTTAAATTACCAGTAAAATTGATGGTATAACTTTCAACCATATTATCCTTTTTGTCGGCTTTCTCTAATTGAAATTTTCCAAAGCGAAAAGGTATATCGTCAATCTCTATTCTACCAAAATACTTTTTACGTTGATCGAATCCATCATTAACCGCGTTTTCGTACCAATAAGAAAAGATTTTATTATTTACTGCACTTGCTGGAACTGTAAACGATTTCGAATAGTCTGTAAATATTTTACCTAAGTCGTTAAAATTCTGAATAGATGAAGTGATAGTAATTGTTTCATCCGCAAATAATTCTATTCTTTTGGAAATTGGAGTTAGTACGTCATCAATTAATTCATCAATATAAATGTAAATTCCTACCATATTAATCTACATCGTTTATAAGGTTAAATGCGTACTCAAAGTTCATTTCGTAGTTTATCATCTTGTCCTTTAACCTTGTTTTCTTTTGCAAAGATTTGTCTTTTAAAGTTGCTGGCTCGTTATCGAGTAAAATAGTTTCGCTACTCATTAACTCAACAAGTAACTCGATTGTATTTTCATCAACCCATCCAGTATTTAGCTTAACACTTTGCTTTAAATCAAAATTAAACTCCTTTTTTTGACCTCTCAACGGGTTGTAATCAACTGCATCAGCTAATAAATTAAACCCTTTACTCTTTACCTCGTAGCTATCTGTACGTGCTTTAAAAAATGTTAGGTACTGCCATCCGCCTTTTGAGTTTATAAATGCGCATTTAATTGGTGTGTAAAGACAATCGTCTCCGTTTAAAAAGTAAATTTGTGGTTGTGCAGGAACTCCGCCAGAAGTATTGTATCTGACTTGTACAGTATTGCCATTTTCAAGTCCAGCAGCTGCAGTTCGATAAGGTACTTTGTACATATAAATTCCAGAGGTATAACCACTACCAATAACAACTACATTTTCAATAGTTGTACCCGCTAAATTTCTATATCTGTAAATTAAATCATAAGTTCCAGTTGTAAAATCAATCAGCAAATTAAAATATTGGTTATTATCGGAGCGGTAAATATTTACATCGGGATTCGTTAATAAAACAACATCCGAAGTTATTGATTGATTATAGCCGCCTTGGTAATTATTATATCCATTTACAGCGACAAACTCTTGTAATTCTAATTCTGTCCATTCATCGTTTATATCTACTTTCCAATACGTTGTTACTTCAACTTTGCGCCACATATTTGCATCCTCATCCGTTGGTGTGATTGCGCTCGGTGCTATGTTTTCTATTTCATCTTTAATATAAGGCGAAATATTAAACCAACAATCCCGATTAACTGTATCGGGGATTTGCTTTTCTAGCGTTACGGTTTTAGTTGGTAGCACTCCAGCAGGATCAATTATATCAATCACGCATCTAGTATAAACCTGCGTCGCTTCATCAACTAAAATTTTATAAGGACTTCTTACAAATATTACTTTCATTTTATTTCTTTTAACGTGAACTTTAAAAACGATTCTACATCCAAACCGTATTTCTCAACTATATTTTCATCTAAACTTTTGTAGCTCGTTTCAAACGCCTCTCGGAAAAACTTTGTTTCTGGTGTACCCTTTAAGTATATACTTCGGCTAATCATAGACACCATTTGTTTACGATTCATAAACCTACCATCTTTGCCCCTCGTTCCTGCAAGTCCTTTGCGTACTACCCACTTATCAATCGAAGCACGTAACCCACCTTTTTTACCCGTTCCGCTTCCAAATTGATAAGGGCTGTTCGGTGCTTTTGCGCTCGATATTTTACCTTTAACTCCGTAATCTAAAAACTTCCAATAATCTTGAGCGTAAAAATCAAAAGCAATACTTCTAGCACTTTCTTTAGTTTCAAATCTCAAAGAGTCGGTCAACTTGTTACTTGTATTGTGTGAACCGTATTTGCCTCCTTTCTTTAAGTTAGACTTCGCCCGATCAATAACAAGTTGCCCAAACTCATTTAAAGCCTGCTGAACGTTATCAATCTTCACAACAAACACTCATTGCGTTGTTCGGAATAGAAAGCGTTAAATCTACTTTCCAACCATCCAACATATTTGTAAATTCTAAAAGTATCGGAGTTAAATCTGAAACGTTTTCAATCTCTATATCAAACTCATTTCTCGTTAACTGCATTTTGGTTATAGCATAATTAATAATGGCGTGGCAGGTGTTCAAATTGTCAATCTCGTTATCGTTGCCTAGAAACTTATTATTTGATTTTACCTTTGACACGTTGCGAATATCTAGAACTGCAATTTCAAAAGTAAAAGTATTGCTTTGTCCGGGAGCGGATGCGTTTAAAATATTTATGTGTGCCAGCGGAAATATATTCTTTTTTACGTTGTCGATAATGTCAGTCCCTTGCGTGATTGTGTTCACAAATGGCGCACCTTTTATGCTATCTCGGATGAAGTTTAAACAAGTGTAGTATTGGTTCATTTCTGTTGTGTTTGTTTTATTCTACGTGCTTCCTCTTTGCTTTCATCAATCAAGTAAGATAGTAACGTGAGTGATTCAAAAAGAGGCTCTTTTCCAACGTCTGAAATTCTAATTTTAAGTTCTCGGCTAATTGTGATAAAGGATTGATACCATCCCCATCGTTCGGTAAAACTTCCTCCAAATTCAACTTCTCCCTCGCTGCCATCTTGGGAATAGAGCAAAGGGTAGTCTGCAATAATTCGCTGAATAAACTCCAAAAAAAAACCATTGCGCCTCTAACTATGTGCATCGGTGTATCTTTGAAATTTAACGCAAGTGATTCATCACCTGAAAACTCTTCAATTTCGTAATACTCTCCCGCTTTTCTTTTGATCGGTCGGTACATTACTGAAAGCATCAACTCGGTTAGTTCATCTTTGCCCATACAAGTATCAATCGTTGCGTGTTCCCCTAGTGATATGCGTTCCATATTAGGAATAAATCCGTAGTTAACGCCATTCATTTTAAACGTGCGTGTAAGTGCAGGTGATTGGTCTAGTGTTTGCGAAATTGTTTTGACTATATCGGCAAACTCAATCGCTGGAAGTTTCATTACATCGCTAACTTCTAAATTGCAGAATATCGCAACCATCTGAATGCAAATGTACGTTTCATCGTCTGCATTATCGGCTACCACTTTTTGGTAACGTTTGTACTGTGATAAGGTTATTTCTTTTAAATCTGTTGGAATTACTACTCTCATACTTATAAGACTAAAAAATGTGGTTTTGTTTATGTAATTATTACTTTTCGTGTTGGCTTTATTGCAAGTTGCATCATTGCGAAGTATCGAAGCGCATCGATGGCGTGATTCATCGAGTCAATCGGCTTGTTAAGTTTCTTGCCGGTCTTGTCAACATCCCAACTATACGATCTCAATTCTTTGATTAGATTCACGCTTGACTTTGTGATTAACATTTGTCTTTGTTGCAGTACTGAAATCCCGAAATTAATCGAGTCCGCACCTTTTACAACCGCTTTTATGTTATATCCTGCTCGCCTTATTTCCTCAATACTTTTCGGCTCGGCACTATCGGCCCAAATTGGGAGGCGTTTATCGTGGCTCATTAAGTTTATTATATCGGAGTTTAAAAGTGAGGTCGAATAGATTACCTCGTTGCAAATTATTTTACCATCGTATTCGTGTACCTCGATTAGTGCGCTCGGATCGTTGCTATATCCAAAATCTAACCCGTAACCGATTAACTTTGCTTCGGCTGGTATTGTATCGATTAGTTCGTAATTTTCGAATATAACGCCCTCCAGCGTTCCGAGTTGACCGAGTCCGTAAACCTTGTACCAATTATCCCAATAAGATGAAGTTAACGCCTTTTCTTTTGCTTTATTTATGAAGTTCAAAGCGGATTCTGGGCAGGCTTCATTATCCATATAATTAACGATTATAAAATCTACATCGCTATCGTTTTGGAGTTCGGTGTGAAACCAAAATTCATTCGTTGGATTCCAATCTAAATAAACTCCTAGTTTTGTTCGTGATGCTAGTTCGGTGTATGCGTGAAATACCATATTATTGGCTTCATTCATATACAAATAATCACGCCTCGCACCTCTCAACTTTGCGTCATTATCCGCAGAAAAAAACTCTATTTGTGATCCGTTGGCAAAGGTGTATTTGAAATCGGTTGCGTTCCATCGGTTGTCAAACCATCGCCCCGTTTCTTTCATTATCTTTTTAAAATCTTTCATCGCACCACGTTTGAGATGCGGGATTGATTCAGCGACTACACTAATCTCGGTTAATTCTGTTTTGGTTGCGAGGTTAATTAAAATAGGAAGCACTCCAAAGGTTTTACCCGCTGAAGTGCCTCCTTGTATTCCTTTGACAAATTTTGTCAAATTAAGTATTTTATTTATTACTGTGGTTCGAATGAACATTAGTCCGGAAATAATGGTTGCTCTGCAATTATAGTGTTTTGAACTTGCTCTGTTAGTCCGTTTAATCTTTGTGTTATGCTCGGATTGTACACTCCAGCCATCCCGCCCTCGATTTGATCTTTACGTGTGTGTTTTTTAATATATGAACAGATGGGTGCATAATCGGAGTATCTGTTATCTTTATTCTTTAAATAATCTCCCAAATCTTCAATAATATCATTATCTGCTAACCAACATTCAAACCCCTCAATCGTAAGAGGTCGTTCCTTTTCTTTGTACACTTCTAAAGCATCTTTTCCAACCCAATCTTTAACTATAAAAGGATTGTTTTTAGTTTCCTTTTGATAGCAATGGAAGTACTCTTTTAGCTTTTCGGGTGTTTCTATGTATTTAGTTCTGCCCATCGTTAAATAATTTATTCAAATCCTTTACCATTATCGCCATTATCTTTTCGCTTTTGGTGTTGGTGTTATCCAAGCCGAAGTATTTAAGGTATAATGCTGGTATATTAGGATTATCACTATTAAACGCTTGGCAGTCCTTACAATCGATTTTGCAAATTGGCTTTTTGTGAGTCCATTTATCCATTGTAAATTGGCGGTCCTCACATTTAGCACATTGCTTAATTCCGACTGCCTCTGTAATCTCTTTTACTATTGTTCCGAGTTTTGGTTTTTTACTTGCCATATTAATTTTTCTTTTACCATTTTGTTAATTCTGTGAACTGTTTGGATGTGAATACCTGTTTGACGTGAAAATGGTCTTTGCCCCTCCAAAGTTGAACAAACAAACATCGTTTTTTCGTACCACGTTAGCCGCTTTGAAATTTCATCAAACTCTGGCAGCGTTACGTATTCATCATCGATAATCTCAAACCTTGTAAAGTCATCGATTAGTATTTCTTTTGTCTTTAAACTATCGTAAAATAAGTTTCGTAAGATGGTGTAAATGTACGAATTATTTATATTCTTGAACGTGTGCGCTTTTAAGTACATCTCCTGCACAATATCGTCAGCAAGGTCTTTGTCTTTCGTAATTTTAAAAGCCATCAGTCGCCATTCGCTGTCTTTTTGTGCAAGTTGTTCAATCACATTAATTGCATATTTTCTGCCCTACGTTATAAATACCGTTTAAATTAAAATTCTTTTGTACTCCAGTGCAATCATTTTCCATAACTCCTGCGGTAAAACTTTGCCCTGTTGGCAGACTAAATTTATTTGCCTCCAAAATAGTTGAGCAATTACAATTTAATTCCTCTTGTGGAGTTGTGCTTACTTCATCTGCTGAGCAGCTACTTAATGCGATTGCTAATATAAATAAAATTCGTTTCATCATTCAAAGTTATAAATTATTTTTTAATTCTTTTACATTTATTCTTGAGCGTACCCAGTCCGTTACATTTGACTTTGGATCGAGATCAATTTTAAAATCGTAAACTGTGTTATCTAAATCTTCTTTTCTGCAAATTTGTCTTGCATCTTTAAAAGTTAGGTTTTCTTGGATCAGGTAATTTTTAAAAATTTCCCTATTGGTGGTAATTACTGCAATCATTTAGTTATTTGTATAGTAAGTTATTAAATCATTTTTTAAAGAAATATTTTCGTTTGTTAATCGCTCTATTTTTGCATCTTTTATTTTATTCAATTCTAGAGCGGATTTTAATTCATTAAGCATAATAGCGTAGCTTTCAAAAGTTGGATTATTGTCGATCATTTTCTAAATTTTTTTGTTTTCTAATATTTTTAATTTCCCTCTGGAGGTAGTCAACTGCCTTTTCTAAATCTTGTAACTCGTTTTGTTTTTTTCCAGCGCGGCAAATGTATTTTAGTACATTAAATCGGAAAAAATTAAGGTTGTAATTAAGTGCAACATCGATAAGATCGTATTCTTGTCCTGAATCGTAATGTAATGGCGTCATTTTTCTGCTTTTTTGATTAAATAATAAAATAACCAAATTAATTTTGGTCTGATAAATTCGTAGGCTGCTAAGATTAATAAATATTTCATCTTACTTTTTGTGATTAAATAAACCCCATTTTTTAGGGTTTATCTTGTTGTGAAAGGTATGTTTCGTTATAGTATTGCTCATAATCATCTGCAAATTCATTAAATCCTTTTCTGCCACCCTCTACATAAGCATCAATTATCTGTTGCTTTTCCATTTCTTTGGCTTGGTAAAAATCAACTGGTGTTAATTTACTATTATAGTTATATTGTTGCTCTATAAATTCTACTGCTGTCATTTTATTTCTTTTTTAAATTCATTAATATTGTCGCTCTCTGACTGGCGCAGCTTAATTTGTGATTGTATTGATCTTGTCCGCAGTATTTACATTTGTTATTGTGCCAAAATAAATCACAGTTGTATGCATCCGCTTCTCGGTTGGTGTTTATCCAGCTTTGCCGAAATTCACTAATTGGAGAAGTAAACCTATAACAAATTTCTTTTGAAGGGCAAAGGTTGTCGTTGCATTTTGAAATATCACTCATAAATTATCTAATATTTTACGAGTCGCCTCGTGATTAAACTTTTGTACAAAATTATCGTTGTAATCAAATTCAAATCCAAATAAGCTATTGTCGTCGGTATAAATAAAAAAATAGTACCAATGCCAATGCTCAACTTTTTTAATCCACTTGCAGGAAACTTGTAAATTTTTAGCAATACTCAACAACCTATAAGGTCTGCCTAACTTTGAAAGTTTAGGAGTAATTGATAAATTTAATTCAGATGGTTTCATCGTGTGTAAACTTCTCTAATTTCGTAATTGTATAAACCTTTTAGCTCCGCTCTAATTTTTGCTTGCTCCTCAGTTCGGTAATAATTTTCAGAGTGCTGGTCCTCTTGTGTCCAAATGTAAAATTGTTTTCTCATAATATGTAAAATTTAATGTTTAAACAAATATTAAAAGAATTTTTTTATCAAACTAATTTTATTTCAATTTTAACAGTTCTTTGCATTTAATATCGTACTGTAACTTTTTAGCAATTAGCTGCTCACGTGTAAACTTCATCTGCCTAGTGTCATTTGCCAGTTGCTCAATATCATTTGCATATTGTTCTCCATATCTTAAAATCAAACCTAATCTATAATTCAATTCATTTCCGTTTAAAAATCGATTGCACTTCCGGCATTGTTTGTGGCAATTCATTTCGTTAAAAATAACTCCCGAATATATCTCGGCTTTTTTATAGTGACCTCCATCCCATAACTCGGTGGTTTTTACTCCGCAGGAAATGCAATCTAAATTGGCATCACGTAACCGAATAAACTTTTGAAATGATTTTTTTGCCTCACTCTCTAATTGTGTAAGCGTTTTTAAAGCCGTTTTAAGCGATTGTTTTTCTTTTTGCCATACTTTACTCGCATTTTGTTTTACTTTCGCTCTAGCGTACTGTATTGAAGCGTCAACGCATTTCTCATCGTTGCAGAACTTTTGCAAAAAACGAGCTGGTGTAAATTTACTTTTACAGTTTAGGCATCTAGGCATCTTATTCGATTAGGTACGGAAGTCCGTTTTTGTTTATATCAAAACTAAATTGGTTAAAATGATAACCACGTGAGTAGGGATTTGTAACTGTGACGCTGCGATCTGAATTAACGTCCAGGTTTATAACCGTTTCCGCTTTTTTTAGCACATAAGTTCCTAAATGTCCTAAAGGTTTGCCAGTACTTGCCGCTTTATGAATAATTGCTATCACGTGGATGTTATAATCGTTGGTCCACTTCAGAATGTAATCACTCGCTTGTTTGCTCATTACAATATCGTTTGTGTTTTCCACTAAATCGGCAATTCCATCAATAGCAATTAACTTAACTTCTTTTTTGTAAAGTGTTTTTTGGTTTTTAAGGCAATAATCGATAAGTCCTAACCTTTCAGCGGATGATAAACTTCGGGTTGCATAACCTTTGTAATGCTCATAAACTGCTCCGCTAATATCCTGGACTCGCCTAAACGTTCTTTGCGTGTAAAATTTGCCTTGTTCAGTATCGAAATCCAGTATTTGATATTCTTTATCTCGGTGGCTTTTAATGTTTGGGAATAGTATTGAGGCATTACCTCCAATATAGCAGCCAATCAATGCGGATTTTAAAAAGGATTTCTTTGCTTTTGACTCTGCAACTATTGCGGAGAACTCTCCAGCGGTCATTATCGGAGTATCGTACATTTTATTTTTGTATTCGTGCTGCCCGATTGAAAGTAAAATTTCAGGTTTTGGCATCTCTAGTGATAAATCAACAAAGCAATCATTCTCTAGTTGGCTAAAATTAAATTCAACCGGTGCCTCTTGCAGGAGATCATCAAAATTTATATCATTCATAGTAATTTATGTTTTTAATTATTTGATTTGCGGTTTTGTAAAATGATTTTTCAACCTGCTCAAAGCTCCAATCTTTTATAAACTTTTTAGCAATCTCTTTTTGTTGCTTAATTATTATTTCATCGTTGCTTTTAGCATCCGCTTTCGAGTGTACGAAATTAACATTAATTCCGATCGATTTTAAATAGGAATCAAATTCAACTTGATTAAAACTTTTATGTAATATTTGAGAATGATAGTTCAAAGGTCTTTTTAGTTCGTCATCAATTTTTTTTAGTGCTACTTCCATCGATCCGTAATGCTCTAAATTTTGCCTCAACTGGATCGAAAGTAATTTTGCAAATAATAAATTATCGGTTGCAATACTTTTATCTTGCTCATCGATACTATTTGCAATTAACTTAAGTGCGTTAACATCCTCTTGGTAAACTTTGCTTCGCTTAAATACGTTGTAAATTCGTTTAAGTGCGTTATCTTCTCTCCAGCTCATATCACTAAAGTTTTTTTATTCTTTTCTTTTAAATACTCCCGAATCCAAAAGCAAACTTCTTGGGTTGATAGCTTGTAAGTTTTTCCGTACTTGCCCAAACTTCCGTTTCTTATTGCTAGAGTAAACTCATCATTTGAAATTCTAGGAAATTCCGATATAATATCTTGGACCATTGGTTGAATATTAAAAGGATCTGTTTTTGTGCGTTCTATTGCGACTGCTATTGATTGATTTAAATTAAATTCTCGGATTTGCAATTCGTGCTGCTGCGGTGATTTCTGTAAGTTGCTCATTGTTTTTATTTTTATTAGGTTTAAAATTACTTTCGTTTTTTATCCAAGTTTTAATGCGCCTATCTAGCGACCAAGTTTTCTCTAGTTCCTGCCGGAATTTAGTATTTGATTTATTTGGTTCAGTCCAGTAGTCATAAAAATCTTTTAAAGTATCTCTACCAAATTCATCAACAAATGGTTTGAGTGTGGCAGCAAATTTTAATTTGCGGCTATCTATATTATTATCTTCTTTTACTTTCTCTTTTACTTCTACTTGTTCGGTAGGGGGTTGATTACCCCCTTGCCTACCCCCTACGGTAGGGGTTAAAATAGTTTTAGTTTTATCCTCATATCCTTTTACTTGCGAATCAATACTATTTGTTTGACTAATGTAGGCAAATTTAGCCATTCCGGTTAGGTTTAAAGGCTTAATTCCTAAGAACTGTCGATCAAGTAAGGCATCAATAAAAGCTACCTTATCTGCATCGTTTTCCAATTCATTATAAACGTCATAATATGATCTAAAAAAATTAAATCCTTTGCGTTTGGTTAGTTTCATACTATTATAAAAGTTAAAATCCGATACAGTCAGCGTAGTGTGAGATTTCGCTTTCCGTATCGGATTCTTATAATATTTTACGTTGTAATAAATCTCACTAAATTACGCCTCAAATATAAAAATAAATTCTAAATAATCAATCTAAATTTAATAAAATTTCCTCGTTAGGATTTGGGATGTCAACTCCTAAAAATTCTGCGCTCCATTTCTGAACTTCCATAACATACTCCATAAACTGAACCGTACTCATTTCGCTAGAACTAATTTTCTCCGATAACACTTGCCCAGTATCAATATTTACAATCTCATTACTCGGGGAAAACAAGGGAAGTAATATTCCGTAATGAATAGAATCCGCACTCCTGAACTCTCCAGTAGCATCTTTTAAGCCACTTTGTACAATCGGAATAACAACTGCCCAATAAAATGCGTTTTGATTGTTAGATCGGCTCTTTTTTAGTTTCTCAATAGTAATAACAATGTTCTTACCCTCAAACTCTGCAATCGCTTGTTTAACTTGTTCTCGATTGCGTTTAAGATTTCCGTTCTCGACGCTGGAAATTATTTTGTGTTTCATATAATAAATTACGCCCCGAATTAACGAGGCGTTTTTTAATTAAAATGGTAAATCATCAGCTTCCGGAACGTCGTGAACTTCTATTGCAGACTCGATCGGAGTTGATTCCTTTAAGTTTCCAAAATAAAACTTGTCCTCTTTTGCTGCTCCTTTAAAGTTTGATTGAAACGAGGCAACGTTCCCAAATTTATCAACTTCATCGTTAACGTACATCCGCACGTTTAAATAAATTTTTCCGTTTTCGGATTTGCTAAATGCTTTATTACCTGATTTAGCTTGCTCAATTAATTTACTAAAATCGATTGAACCGTAATAAGACTGCGCCATAAATAAAAAATTAAAGATTAATAAAAATAGTTTCTTGTTGTTGTGTTATGTTGTATTTGGTTTTTACTTGATCCAATGAAAAGCCGCCATCTTTTGCCTTTTTTAGTATTTCGGTTGTGGCGTTTGGTTTTGGCTCGACTGCCTTTTGCCCATCGTCATCATCTGCGCCAACGCAAACGAATGATTGAAGCGAATATCTACGTGCGTAACTTATTCCCGATCCCTGCGCTTGTGCATCGTTGATCTTGTTGTAAACTATTTCCGTAAGTGATTCCATCATCTCGCCAGTTTCGTGCAGCAAAATAGTTTTGACAAAGTTTTTGCCATCCACGTGAACAATCGGCTGGAGAACCGAAATCCCGTTTGCGTTTAGCGTTGGAATAACTGCCTCCCGGATCGAGTTTAAATCTGCGTATTTGCTTTTAAAAAATGGATTTACTGCGCCTTTTTTGGCGTTGCTCATTTCTGACTGTGCTTTTAGTAAAGCGGTTGCAATGTGTTTCATAAGATAAGATATTAAGATTAATTATTGATTTAAAATGATATTGCCATACTACTTTTGCGTGGCGTTGTACTAACTTTAGGCACCTGAACTCCTGCCGCATCGTATATTTCGTTTTGCGATTTCAAAGCTAACTTTAGTAAGTCCTCACGTTCTTTTAATTCTCGGTTAATGTCGCTCCACACTTCGCAATCTTTAAAGTTAATCGTTTCCCCTCCGCTTCGGAATGTACCTTTTAGTCCAAACGCTTCAAAGTTTTCCTGCGGTAATACTTTTAAAAGTTCGGCGTTAATTACTTCCAACGCTTCGCCCATTCTTTTGGCTTGCGCTAATAGTTCAATTTTGTCAATCTCGCCAGCATCTAACACTTCTTTGATAAATGTTTTTGCAGATAGCTGGATCTCTAGCTTGTTTGGAAGGAAATTTTGCGTGTCAATCTCTTGTTGGCGCATTAACTGGAATAAATCTTTACTCATAATGTTTTAATTAAAAAATCCTAACTTAAATCCTACTGGTCAGAGTAGGCAAAATTAGGATCGATTATAGTTTTTCTCTCAATCTCTGACCAGATTGTTCTGCAAATATATAAAAAGTTTTTAATCTGCAACTATAAATGAAAAAATATGTTCTATAACTGGTAAAGTCCAACCATCTCCGAGAAGTGAAGCCGCTTTGTTTCTTGTTAGTATATCACAGTAATTATCTGGAAAACCTTGAAGCCTACATAATTCAACTTTATTTAGTATTCTAACATTTTCATTTGGCAAACAATCAAAATTATCAAATACTAAATTTGTCATTCCAAATTCTTTATATCTTTTATAAAGTTTTTCTTTGGAAACTAATTGCCTTTCCTCGCTTTCTAAAACTGCTCTTGCTTTTTTTCTGTCAGTATAACCATCAGTTAAAACATCTTGAAAAAATTTATTATTATTTTTAGGTTGTGGAATATCTGTAACTACATCAAACATAGTTTCCTTTGTTTTTATATTAGTCCAGTAATATCTATCTCTTGAAGCTGCAACTAATAATTCAGAATTTATGCGAACAGGGTAAACTCCCAACGCTCGGCTCATAATTCCTATGTCAGAAACATTTGCACTACCAACATTCTCTTGAAAAAAAATAACTTTGGGATTGAGTGCTTTAATATGTTCTAAAATATCGACAAACGTAAAAAACAAACTAGATTTTTTTCCTTTAATTCCATCACGTTTTCCAGCTGCACTTAAATCTTGACAAGGCGATCCGCTTAAAACTAAATTAATAGTTTTCCAATCAATATCCCACTCACGCCACTTTGTAACATCCCCAACTTGAATAGTGTCGGGGAAGTGATGTTGAGTAAGTTCTATTGCGTAAGGCTTTATTTCACTTGAATAGTACTTGTCAACTTTGATTCCTACGTTTTCAAGTGCTTGCCTACCTGTATTCATTCCGTTAAATAGACTTAATACAATCATAAATACGTTTTTGGAGTATAATTTAATCTACTTTCAACTAAAATACATTCATCATTCTGCTCCCACTCGTCTAAAACTCTGTTAATCTTTTTAGAACTAATTGCCATTCGATTAATAAATGTTTGTCGCCCGAAGTACTCGAACCTAAACCATAATTCGATGATGGTTATCTTAAACTTACTGTAATCTTTTCTCCTATCCATTGTCTTTATCTTTAAATTTATCCTCCCAATCAATATCCTGTATCATTTCATCGGGAAAAAATAAAATAAATACGATGAACACAATCAAAAGAAGTAAGTAACCAGCAATAAAGCTAAGTAATACGATATTATCTTCTATAAAATCCATCTGTCAAGTTGTTTAGTTGCTCAATCGGATTTTGGAATATCTCGTCAAAGACTTTAGTCGCTTGATCGAGTTGTGGAAAGTTTAAAACTTCTGCATCTTGCACCTCCCAGTCGTTTATAAGTGCTTGCATTAACTCTTTAATTTGTTTTAGTTCGTTGTTTAAACGCTCGTTTTCTTTTCTTACTGCGTTTAGTTGTTCCGCTTGAAATCTGATTAAATCTTCCATTATAATAATTCGTTTAGTTTGTTATGTAAAAATTCAAAGTCATTTGCGTAAGTTGATTTTAGTAACTCAATAATTTTCGAGTTAACCGCTTTGCGATACGCAACCGCATTACGCATTTGGTTGATTTTGCGTTCTAAATCGCAAATCTCATTTTCCATTTGCTCCTCAATAGTCAACTCCAATTCTGTTTCCTCTTGGTTCGCTGGGTGGCTACTGTTGCCAACTCCTAACACATCGTGATCGTAATTTATCATTAGTATCTAAATATTATTTGCGTTAGAAACCATACCGCTGCGCCAAACGCAATTAAATACTGCCAATCATTTTTTTGTAATCTGTTCATAATAAATGTTTGTGTTAGTTGTTCAATATTTTTAAGTGTTCATTGTAATTGAACTTAATAAAAAAATGAACAGTCTAATTAAAGACTGTCATTATATTCGTCTGCAAAGTCAGATGCTTTGTCTAAATTCATAGACTTAAATACAACTTCTGCATCTCTGTCTTTAGAAGTGATACTTAACATATCTTGCTCGTCAGTAACATAAGCAGAAGAACCATCGAAAATAACATAATGTAAACTCATAACTAAAAGTGTTAAGATAAAAACTTCGTTGTTGTTATCTGAGGACAAATATAGAATCTAAATTGTAATAAAAAAATTTTTTTATGTAAAAGTTTATTTGTAGGTTTGCAAAATGAAAATAACTCACATTAACACAATCCAAAACCCTAAGTTTATAATAGTTCGGCACTATGATAATTCTATTGTAACTTTGCCATCTGAATTTAGAGTAGTTGAGGAAAATGCAATCGGTTGCTGGCGTGTGCGGATTATCGATAAAATACCTACTGAATATAAACAAACAAATAATATAATATGGCAGGCAGACCAAAAAAAGGAATAGAGAAAAGAGAACCGTATAACGGAAAACTTGAAAAGTATAAGATTGAAGTTATCGGAGGTACAAAAGAATGCAACCGATTGGCTTATGAATATTTAACTAAAAGATACAATGAAAAAAAATAACGAGGGTTTGGTGCTTTTAATAGCTTTGCTTTTGGTATCTTTAATTTATGGAGTTTTAGTTTGTTTGTAATTAAAATTAATTATTACATTTGCAACTCATAATGTTTTAGTTTGATAGATTAGAAAAGCCACTATTTATTTAGTGGCTTTTTTATTTCATCCTCAATCGGTGGAATCCCTTTCCATTTGTTGACTGGCAGTTGTATTCGCACCCAGTCTTTACCTTGTTTTATCCATTTGTACTCCAGGATCAAAGCAAGGGAAATTTGAGATAGCCTTTATATCTGCGGTAAGCTAAATAAATAGCCAGTAGAATCAAGAGCCACAACCACCACAACTGCAAAATAAATGTACTCCAGTTGAACTGCTCCTTGTAAACTATCTTTGTACTTTCAACTTTGTTGACTTCAATCTCGTTTGTAAGCGAATCAACGATGATTTTAGACACGCTTTTCTCGTTTACTACAATAGTATTGTCTTTTCTTTTTTTCTTCGTTAAACGTGCGTTTTTGTATTTAGTTACTTTGCCCTCGTTGTTTATAATCTCGATTGGCTTGGTGCTATCGACCGCTTCGATAATTATTTCCTCACTAACTACATCAAATTTAATTGAAGTGCTATCTTTAGAAATAGAATCGGTTTTGGTAACTGCAATAGTTTTGGCAATACTATCTGTTTTTTTATCGTCTTTATTAATTGTTTTTGCACCGCAGGAAATAATAAGAAACGCAAGTAGTAAATATTTCATTTTAAACTATTTTGTAATTGATAATGCGGATGTTTTTCAATTCGTAGTTGCCATCTTTGTCCGTTTTGACGTGAGCGAATCCGTGATTATAGTTATTATAAGGAGCGTATTCAGGTTCAAGTCCGCAAAGGCATCCAGTTGACCAGGTTGTAACTACTTGACCGCTTAAAGTCTTTTCAGTATGCTCGCTTGTTCTATGATGATGGCCAACTAATGCGCTTTCTTTTGCTTTTAAAAACAACCCCCTTGCTGGATTGACTGGAGGTGCAAATCCGCCATACCATTCGTGACCGTGAAGTATTGGGAGTTTTCCCGCCATTGCGATCTGTTTATCTTTAATCAAAGTAACTCCAAATTCTCTAAATCTTAATAATTGCTCCAACTTAAAATCATCAACCCCTAAAAGTTCTGGAGCTTTTAACATTAAATAATGCTCCCATCTCGCTTCGTGGTTGCCGATCTTAAAATATATCGGGCATTTAAACATCTCCTGGATCATTTTTAAAAAGTTTCTAGTCATTTCCAACTCCCCAGCTAGATCACGCAATCTCCTATCTTTTGTAAATCTACTGGCTTGGTACATATCTATTGTATCGCCATTCAAATAAACTGCATTAACCTTATTTTCAAGTCCGTAATTTAAAGCAAGTGTCAAAGCGTGATTGTCTTGGTACGGCAAATGTATATCTGATAAAACTAGGATATTATTTTGACCTCTAGGAATAATAAAAGGCTCAATTTTGGAGTAATCGCTTTCTGGAAGTTCAGCTATTTTGCGCATCGCAAGTTTTTTTTCCTCTTCTGTTCTAATTGCAGTTGGAGATACATTTGAATTTTTATTTCCTTCGCATCTGTATCGCCTAACATTACCACGAACGCCCTCAACACTCGTAAAATCCAACGGGTTCTCATTAAAAATCATTCTAGCAATAGCCATCGTTGTAGATTTTGGAAATCTTTGCAAATAAGACAAAATAATATTTTTTTTGTAGGTCGCAGCATTTTGATTTCCTTTTACGCTCATAGTTTGATTTTTAAGAAAAGTATAGTTTTGCTTCAACCGCACGTCTTTTAGCAAGTCCGTTAACTACCTTGCCACCCGCTTTATTCCATTTCGCAAACTCGGCAGCTATTGTCGGATCGTTTGGATTGATGTTTACCTTTTTTAGTAGCGTGCTTCTACCTAGGGAAGTTAAACCTAAATTAAAGGCAAATGAAACTAAAGAATTAAATTGGTTTTGTGTAAGTTTTGATTTTATCAATTTGTCAACATCAGCAGCAAATTTATCGGCAGTTTCTTTTAGCATCCATTTTGCAGTTAATAAACTTATTGGAGCATCCTGCATAGTTACTTTTTTACCACTAGGATAAAATGTATTTCCGTAACCTATCGTAGCTACTTTTGCGCTGCATAAATACGGAACTAAACTCAACCCCTCAAAATCTTGGATTAATTTGTAACCTTTGTCATCTAGTTTCACTTGGCTAGTTTTTTTTGTGCGTCAAAATCTTTTTTCAATTTATCATATAGACTTTTCAAACTTTCGTGATCTTTTTGTAGTGCTATATATTTTAAAGATAAATCTCTATGCTTTTCGGTGTCTTTACTATA